AGAACTTTTAAACGTCCAGCTACAGCATCTCCAACACCGTTAGAGTCCACACCAATTGCCAGGACGTCATAGTTACCCAAGAAGTTAACTATTTGGAAGTATTGTTCTTCCCAGTCATCGCCTTGAATTTCTAGCCAATTAAGAACACGATGGTCATAATAACCAAATTCATCAGGCCTATCCCAATCAACCCAGACAACAGTAACAACTGTAGAGTCCATCTTTCTTGCGGGGTCAATTCCAACCACAACCGGGGAACGGTGCCAACTCTTAACAAGTTCTTGAGACGTGTCTCCAAGCTCATCCATAATCGTTGAGGTAAGGAACATACCTCTTTCCAAAAGCCACTTACAGTTGTACGACATCTGAAACTCATCTGAATCCTCTCCAACACGTAACATCTCCTTTTTAATAAACTTTTCGTAGTTATCGTTAAACTTTGCAACATCCCGCCAATCCCATTGGAAATGGTTTTGTTTGGCTGAACGTCCTGTTTGCCTACGCTTGTTCAATTGAATAGCTCTATAGAAGTTATTCTTTGAAGTAGTAGGGGTACCGGTTTTAACAATAGTAGCGTTGTAGTAAGCACCCATTGGAGAAATTGACTTAGACACAACAAAGTCATCTGCTTCTTGACACTCATCAATAATAATTAGGTGGAAAGACTTAGACTCGATCTTTGCACGAGGGTTAGCTGTCATCATCATAAGAGTAGAGCCTGAGTTCTTTAACTTGATGTTACGCACAACTCCAGGAGTTTTTGTAGCCATATCGTCAATCTCAGGATCTCCAAGAACTTCTAGGGCTCTTTCACTTGTAAGACGAGAAACAGTTCTACCGTACAGGGTTTCTACCTGTGATTGGATGGGAGCAAACATACCTACCCAGATACCATCTCCAAACTTACCTAGAAGTTCAGGGTACATCTTTGCAAGGCGTGGAAGGATAACCATCAATGTTGCAACGGTATTAGCAATAGTTTCTGACTTACCTGACTGACGAGAGGCAAGTGCGGTTACTTCTTCACCGTCATTAATAATAACTGATTCAATAATGCGTCTAGCAAGAGGTTCTTGATAAGCGTGCAGCTTATGACCCACTAGCATTTCCATAAAAGCCATAATCTTATTTATTAAGGCTTTTACAAACTCTTTAGACAGTTCGTCTAACTCATCCGGATCTTCTTCAAGCAGGTCGTCTTCTTCTAAACTTAATTCTTCATGGGGGTCTATTTCCTCAAATTGTTCTTCGTCGTACTCAAAATTATCCATTAGAGTGTCGCTTTACCAAAGACTCCAGAATAACGTGCAAAGCTTCTGCACCTATGCGGGCCTCTTCTAAAGAAGCAAGGTCTCTAGTTTTTTGCCAAGTAGAAAGATTACGACCAATTGTGTATAGGGCGTTCTCTGTCCAGGGCATTAAGTCTGATGTGGGTAGCGTCTCAACTCTTTTTTCTATACGAGACTTTTCTTTCTGTACTTTTTCTTTACGAAAATTAATGCTGATCATCTTGTGCTCCAAATCTAACAAAGTCCCAGTTTATTTCTTCGTCTGGGAGATATCTACCACGAATAGCATTGGTTAGTGCCTGGCTCTCATCATACGATGAATTCCACTTACCTACAACTAAAGCCAGTCTAGTGAACGGTAGTCGTATTGAAACTCCAACTCCACCCCTAAACGGTAAGGCTATTTCTTGAGTTTCAGCTCTTTCCCACAAAATTGGTGGCTTTACCGGATATACCAGTGTATGCCAATAAAGAGATCCAACAGTTCTTGGATTTGCCAATCTTATACCTCACAGTCGTGTCCCATAACTTCTACTTCTCGTAGAGGTTCTAAACAAATTTTACACCGATACCATCTTTGTACAGTAAAACTATTTTGAGATGTTCCGCCAACAGGAACCTCTACACCACCATCAGGCTGTGGTTGATAGTCTGAGATTACCTCAGGAGAATCAAACAGCTCTGGTGGGAATGGTCCCTTAGGCGAATGCGCAGTCTCAGGTACGGGATGCCCTTGTCTCGTAACTATGCGCTCAATGCGCATTATTCTGCAGGCGCTTCAGTTGTCTTCTTTGTAGTTTTCTTTGTTTCTTCTACTACAGGCTCTGCAACGGGTGTTTCTACTACAGGTGTCTCTACTACTGGTGCTGGAGCTACTGGTTCTTCAGTATTCCATGGTTTTGACCAAGTTGTCATGTGATTTTCCTCTCGTTAGACAAAAAGATATTCTACATGGGTTTCTTGGTTGCTGACCCCCTGTAGTTACTGCTACGGTATATCCATGGTTCAGGCATCTGGGCCATCACTAACTACGTAACAAAAGGGTTGCAGTACGAATCCGGCAGACATAGGCCGGATTGCTTTTATGCGGGTGACAGTCGCATAGGGTAAGAACTGGCCTTCTAGCCTAGGAGATAGTGTGAATAAAGATGCAACTTCTCAAATTGCAATTATGGTGGCCTATTTAATGTTGATCTGCGGTATCCCCGCAGCTATGGCTACCGAGCACATAAGTAAAGAAACCCCAACACAAACTATAGTAGAGGTCGTAGATCCACTCGACAGATACCGTGGGGCAACAGACCTGACTAATAGCGAGTTGAAAGACCTGCTATCCCTAGTCGGATTCAAAGGCAACAACCTAAAAGTAGCTTGGTCAGTAGTTATGAAAGAGTCCAGGGGTAACCCAGACTCACATAACAAGACTTCAGCCACAGGGGACAACTCCTATGGATTATTTCAGATCAATATGTTTGGCGATCTGGCAGAAAGCCGTAGAGAGAAGTTTGGTATCAAAACCGACGTGGAACTATTAGACCCGGTAATAAACGCTCAAGCAGCGTTCTACATGACTGGTAGGGGAACAAATTGGAGTTCTTGGGGTTACGGCCCTGGAGCTTACGATGGGGACCCTGAAGAACCAGGCATTACTAAATGGTTTGATGATTTCACTAAAAATTAAATAATAGTAAAGGCCCGGGAGACCGGGCCTTTTCTATTTACTTTTCGTTTTCTTTCTTACCAGCTCTTCGTTTATTCTCTTTTGCGGTGTTCTTACCATGCTTCAATGCCCTTAGGTTTCCCTTAGAGTCATTGCTGTGGTTGTTGTCCTTGTGGTCAACATCCGTTCCTCTAGGTAGTTTTCCGTTTTTAGATTCGTAATCGGCACGAGCCTTGTTTTTCGATGTTGTAACCCACTTACCGTTTACTTTTTTCTTGTAAACGTAGATAGGGCGACCTCCATTCGCTTTGGAACCTTTGTAGGGACCAAACTTCTTTTCTTCAGCCATTACTATCTCCCTTGCACGCACATGATGCGTTTAACTTACCACAAGGACCGCAGGTAAAACGTTCGTGTGATTCTAAAGAACCTTGAGATTCCAAGGTATTTTCGTAACTATGTACTTCTTTATAACTCTTGAGCTTAACTCCATAGGTAGAGGAAGCATTAACAACTTGAGGGTCATTCCAAGGACGTGCAGCTTTAGAGGTGCGATCTGCTACAGACATGCGTACAACGCCTCCACGACCGTCTCTAGAGCCGAAATGTAGGTCTTTCTTTGAACGTCCCATTAGTTTGATGACTCCCCGCTAGCGCCCCGTCCAGGCTTCTTATAGAGGTCAAACTTAGGTGCGTCAGGTTGGGCGTACGGTAAACCAGTTAAGTATTCGGCTGCCTCTCGTGCGTTGTGGCGCAGAGACTTATAACCATTAAACTTTTCAGGTTCAGGGGGGAAACTGGTTACTCTAGGCATGATTAGCTTTCAGTAGCTAATTTTTTAATGTTCTTCTTGTCTGCTCTAGAACCTTCTGGTTGTTCAAGCTTTGCATCGTCTGCACCAGCGTATCCGCCTTCAACTGCAATAACATCTTCTTTTCTTCCAAAACGCTTCTTAGCGTCTCCTTGAAGTCTCTTAGACGCTTCAGAAATTGGAACGACTGATCCAGCAGTTTCAAATGCATTCTTACGACCTTCTTTAACAGAGAAGTCTGGGAACAAACTTGGTTGAACCATAGCCTTTGTCTTCTTAGCTTTCTTTTCAGAAGGAACTACTGCACCTGCAGATCTAAGTGCAGATAACTCTTGAGCACCTGTCATGCCTGTGGTGTCCAAAGCAAACTGTTGTCCGCGGTTTGGATCCCTTGGTTTCTCATCACGATCTGTAGGAACGGTTCTTGTTGTTCTTACTTCTTCTTTAGTCTTTATTCGTGGAGCAAGGTCATCTTCTGTAAAAGTAGATTTGCCCACAGATGTTCCAACAGCTCCAGAAGACCATTTGTCTAATGGACCTTCAGCACGTGTGTATTGAGCTGGGGATACAATGTCTGTTACAGTCTTTGGAACTCCGGTTCCAGGAAGCTTACCTTGAACCATTCTAGGACCTTTAGCACTAAAGTCTGGAAGATCTGTTGGTGGCTTTGATCCCAATAGAACTGTTCCACTCTTTGCACTTGGTGGCTTAGGCTTATCAAAAGCTCTAGGATTAGGAGTAGGTGCTACAGGTGTATAAGTATCTTCATATTTTTCTTTTCCAAAACCTTCAGCAGCAACTTTTCTTTTTCCAGAACGCTTCATGCCACGAGGAACA